GTCGAAAGCAATAAATATGAGTATGTCAGAACTTCAAACAGGCCAACAGCAGATATTTGATTATGTGAAGAACAACCTCGGTGAGGGCATGATCGATGTGGAATTGGACCCAAAACACTATCAAACGGCACTGGAAAGAGCCACAAATAGATACAGACAGAGATCATCGAACGCTGTTGAAGAATCATACGCTTTCCTAGAATTAAAGAAGAATCAAAATTCCTACATACTTCCAGATGAAGTGATCAACGTTAGAAATCTCAACAGGAGGACAGTGGGGTCGAGGACAGAAGGCGGCGAAGGCGGAACCTTGTTCGAACCGTTCAACCTGGCCTACACCAATACCTATCTTTTGAGGGCGGGTGCCACAGGAGGACTAGCAACCTACTACGCCTTCGCAAGTTACCAAGAACTAGTGGGCAAGATGTTTGGAAGTTTTATTCAGTTCCACTTTGATGTGGCAACTAAGAAACTGACCATAACGCAGAGACCAAGGGCAGACAACGAGACTGTGTTGATGCACACCGACAACTACAGACCGGACATAACATTATTCAAAGACATCTACGCCAAGCCGTGGATCAGGGACTACACCTTGGCCGTGTGTAAGGTCATGCTGGGCGAGGCCAGAGGCAAGTTCAACACCATAGCGGGACCACAGGGTGGAACAACACTGAACGGTGATGCACTCAAGAACGAAGGCAACGCGGAGATGGAGAGACTTGACCAAGAGATCGGAAACTTCCAAGAAGGTGGCACACCACACAGTTTTGTTATTGGTTAATTCCAGTCAGATCATATCTAAATAGTATTGATGGAAAAATCCAATTACAAGAATTATTCTGACCTCACTCTAGACGAACTCGAAACACTGGTACAGGATCTAGAGAACATGAGCATATTGGCCTTGAAACAGCACAAGAAAGGCCTGAGGATTTCCATCTTGAAATCTGTCAAAGAAGCAATCAAAGAGATTGAAAAACGTCTGAAAAAATAGTATAATGATACTATGCTGATAGGAGTAGTAGGATTAATAGGTTCTGGTAAAGATACCGTCTCGAAAAGACTAGAAGAGAAACACGGATTCCGCAGGGATTCATTCGCCAAGAGTCTTAAGGATGCCGTGAGTGTCATGTTCAACTGGGATCGCGAGATGCTGGAAGGCAACGGTGACGACAGCAGACAGTGGAGGGAACAGCCCGACGAGTTCTGGTCAAAGAAGTTTGGCAAGACAGTCACACCGAGATGGGTGTTACAACACTTCGGTACGGAAGTGATGAGACAGCACATGCACGATGCCATATGGATTGACAGTTGTTTGTCGAGATACGACGGTGAACCAACAGTGATTTCTGACACGAGATTCCAGAACGAATTGAAAACGATCAAGGAGCACGGCGGTGAAATAATACTCGTGAAACGTGGAGAACTGCCCACACGAGAACAGATGCAGGAACGCGGTGCCCACAAATCAGAGTGGGATTGGATGGGTTGGGATTTTGACCACGTCATAGACAATGACGGCACAAAACAAGAACTATTTGATAAAGTCGATGATTTAATCGTCGGCCACAAGATCACCCACACGCCAACCAAGTCTACGCACACTGCTTAATCGCTGACAGTTGGCACACACGGTCTTCAAATTATTCACCGAAGTGTTCCTCATATTTCCGTCCAAGAAAAGCACATCTAATTGACTCACTTGCTGTGCCTTGAATCCACAAAGTTCACACTTTTTGTGTTTCTTGTATCCTGATCTTTGTAAAGGGGTCACACCCCCCACACGCTTTCCTGCCTTTTTCCTACTACAGGTGTCACACAAACTACGCCAATATATCCTGTCGTACCTCCTGTAGGCGTAGGCCCTGGGTTTGCTTTTACACTGCTTACATATGGGTCTATCTTTGTATCGCATACGCATATTTACGTCGCCTATATAGGCACCAGTAAAATGGTAAATTATATCGTAAAAACCATATGATCTAATAAATAACTCTAGTATACACGTAACTTGCAAGGAGAATACGAAAAATGGCTTTAACATCACCAGGAGTAGAGGTTTCAGTAATAAACGAAAGTTTCTACGTACCATCAGATGCTGGTACAACACCACTGTTCATAGTAGCATCATCACAGGATAAGGCAAACGGAGCGGGAGACGGAACTGCGGCAGGCACAACGACTGCTAATGCCAACACTGCTTACCTTATCTCATCACAGAGAGAATTGACAGAGACTTTTGGAGATCCAAAATTCTACACTGACACAGCAGGAAATTCACTACATGGTTATGAATTGAATGAATGGGGTCTACAAGCGGCATACTCATTCTTGGGCATAGCCAACAGAGCATATGTTTTAAGGGCCAACGTTGACACTTCACAATTGATTGGAAGTGCTTCGGCTCCATCGGCGGCACCAACAGATGGCACATACTGGTTTGACCTTGCATCTACCAGTTACGGCATATTCGAGTGGAGCAAAACTGATCAGAAATTTACAACAATCACACCAACGTTGATCACAGCAGTTACTGACCTGGTAGGTAACGTGTCAACAGGTGCTCCAAAAACATCAGTGGGATCACAGGGAGATTATGCGATCAACACCACTCATGTTTCAAACAAGATCTACAAGAAAACTTTAAGCAACACCTGGGTACAACTGGGATCAAGCGCATGGCACTTGAGCTTACCTGTCATCACAGTTGCTTCAGGTACAACAGTGACCGGTGGTCATTCCATGTACGTGAACAGCGTTCAAGTTTCACCGAGCGGCAACGCACTTTCAGACGTGGCAACAGCATTCACTAATGCCAATGTTCCTGGTGTGTCAGCAAGTGTAAACGCAACAACAGGTAACTTAGAAATCTTCCACAATGGTCTAGGTTTCAGTGATTCTTCTGTGGCCGACGACAACACCATCAAATTCGAAGCAGGCACAGGTACACTGTTAAGTGATTTGGGGATCACAGCACAGACTTACAACGGTGTTAAATTCTATCAAAACAAACATACAAACAGACCTACATGGAAGACAGCAGATGAAGACAGACCAAACGGTTCGGTATGGTTCAAGACGACCAACGCCAACGCAGGTGCCAACATCGTTGCCAAACTTTACAGCTCATCAGATGCAAGTTTTAGCACAGTGTCTGCTCCATTGTATGCCACGAACCATTCAGCGATCTACAACCTAGATCCATCGAACGGTGGCACGGGTTTAACTGCTGGAACACTTTACACGCAGTACAACATCACCGAGCAATCAGTTGACGGACAGTCAGACATCACACCAAACGTGGGTGACTTCCAACTGTTCAGATACGAAGGTGGACAAACTGTAATCAGTTCTAAGACTACACATCCAACGTTCACACACAACGAACAATTTAGTGTGCAGGAATCTTTAAAAAATCAAGAAGCGTTGGCCGCCGCACAAACGGTTACAATCCAATCAAGCGATGGATCAACACTAGCCGACAAGGAAGACTTCGTGTCAGCCTTTAACGGAAAAGGTTTTATTAACCTGGAAGCATCTATAATCACATCAGGTGAGTACACCGGTGCCATACAGATCAAACACAAACTAGGTGGTGACTTCAGGATGAATAATCTTACAGGAACTCCACTAGATGACGCAGGTTTCGGTACCAGTGACGCACACAGTTACGGTGGATACACTGCGAACAGCACAACACTAGTTGACAACTTGTACGTGGCACCAACCGGTGATTCGGAAGATTCAACAGTGGGCAACGAGGTTATTGCCACAAACTGGAAACGTTTAAGTTACACAGCATCAACAAGTGCTCCTACTAATGAGCCAGTAGACGGCACACTTTGGTACGACACCAAAATCGACGAAGCGGACATCATGGTCCATGATGGAAACAAATGGGTTGGATATCTAAATCAGTACGCTTCCACAGACCCAAATGGTCCACAGTTCAGTGCTTCAGCACCAACCACACAGTCAGACGGTACAGCACTTGTGACCAATGACTTATGGATCGACACTAGCGATCTTGAGAACTATCCAAAACTCTACAGATACAACACATCTGCCACACTGAGTTCAAGCAACACCTCAAACCAAGTTGTTGTAACAACATCAGGTGCGGCTTGGGAATTGATCGACAAGGCAGATCAAACCACAGAAGACGGTGTTGTTTTCGCTGATGCTAGATGGCACACTTCAACAGACA